TGGACAAATGAGTGATAACTTTGATTCTAATGAGTTGCCACATCATTTGTCTATTCAATATGATGATGTTTCGAATAATAGCAAAAATGAGAACTTTGACAAGTTGTTAAATGCTGTTAATTCTCAGTCTCGTCCATTTTTAAAAGCCGGAGTTGACGAAAAAGGTATAATGTTTCCAGGTAATGTTGCATGTGTGATTTCCACTAATGTTCCTGGACTAAATGCCGTTAAGTCTAATTGTCCTGACTCTATTGCCAGACGTTTCCTTCATATTGAAACCAGTATAAAGCCTGAGCTTGTGAAGGAAGTATGCGTTCCTGGTACTAAGCGTGTTGATCCCCAAAGAGCTACCGTAAATGGTGCTCCCCGTATGGATATTTGGGATTTTAACGTTTATGAATTTATCACCTTCCAGTTGGAGGATGATGAAGAACCAGATGATGGAGTTATTGAGTGGGAAGGAATGTATGTTCGTCCACTTGAATGGTCCAATAAACCTAAAAGTGACCGTACTTTTTGGGATCTTGCTCTGTTCTTAGGTGAACGAGCAAAGACTCATTTTGACTCACAACGAGGTATGTTGGATAACATGTTGAATCAACAGCAAGAGGAATTTTGTGTTGATTGTTGCATCCCATGTAGTGTTTGTGCATGTCACGTGAAGAGTGAATTATGGACTGATGAGATTGATTTTGGTATCGATCGCTTAATCAGCCATTATAATACTTTTTATGATGTCACGCAGCACTGGTGGAATGTAGCATCAATGCGAGCTGCTCTTTCTCTTGCTTATGCTTTAGCACCAACTAACCATAAGCGAAACTTTAAATTGAGTATCGCTACTGGTGTTATATTGACATTCAGTTGTCGCCTATCTTTGATTGAATCTATTTTGCTTTTATTGATTTGGGTGCCAATTTCATTCCTGCTTCTTGCATTTTTATCGTGGAGACGCGTATATGTGCAAGTTAGGGATAGAGTTGGTATTCTAAGTCATATGGCTGATGATTCTGTTGAAATGATGAGGCGTCATCGTGGTGAAATTTTTGCTGGTATTTCTATGGTATCATTTGCCTACTTGTTGTATCGATCTTTTAGACCAAGTAGTCAGTCCATGGCATACCGTGAATTATTACCAGAGAATGTCAGGGATGCTTTTGTTCGCGCAGAGAAAGCGCGGACTACTCCTGTTGACAATATCTTACCTCATATGAAGCGAGATTTAGGAACTATTACTGTTATTAATGGTATGAGGACAACGCAATGTTTAGCGTTTCCTATTGAAGCTAATTGTTATGTAACAGTTGGTCATGTTATTCCTGATGGTGAATTTGAAATTCAGATCAGTCATGAGAATGCATTGACTCCAACTGTTGCTAAGCAAAAGCTAAGTTCCAAACATGTTTATCGTTTCCCTGGTAAGGATTTGGTTCTTATTCAAATTCCTTCAGCTGTTCCTCGACGTGGTTACAAAGATTTTCTTTTAGGTCGCGAAGCCCCGTTAGGATCGCAGGCTGTTAATATTGTTTCGATGAGACTAGACGATAAAACTCGTTATGTTTCTTCTACTCGATTACAGCCCGGATGGAGTTTGTTAAAATCCACTGTATCAACTGATTTGGTTACTCTTAAGAAACCTTATAAGTATGATGCACCTATGGGTACCAGCTATGGTATGTGTGGATCCTTGATTGTTGATTTTTCTAAAGCAATCATTTATGGATTCCATGTTGCTGGTACAGGTAAGGTTGGTATGTGTAGCACATTGACTATTTCAGATGTTGATGAGGCTCTTGCCAATTTTCGTGGATTTTTGCCGCTTAATCAAGGTGATTTACAACTTGGATCTCATTCTTTAGTGAAAGATCTAGGTTTTGTCAAACTTGAAATTGGCGATGAGGAACATGATAAATCTATTGAGGAACATAATTGTCTCACAGAGGGTACACTTCCAGGTGCTAGTGCCACCTTTAAGAACCCTTATATGAAGCATCCTTTTAAGGATGCTATTCAAGAGGAATTTGGACCACCTAAATTTGGTCCGCCTCAACAAATCAATGACGATTTTCATAAGCGTAAGGCTTTAACTAAATTGACATCTCCTAACCAGGAGTTCTCTTTGGATGAGCTTGAATTTGCTGCTAATGATTACCAGCAGCCTATTATTCAACTCATTCGGTCAATGAAGCCTGAACTTCGAAAGGAGTTAGGACGTAAACTATCCGTTCAAGAAGCTCTTGACGGTATAAGTGAGAAGTCCTTGGGTGGAATTGATAATTCCACATCTGTGGGTTTCCCTTTTAAAGGAAAGAAGAAAGATTACCTTGAGAGAGATCCACTTGATCCAAATATCCCTCTGACTCCGCGTGAGTTGGTGAATTATAATGGAGTTAATATTTACGACGAGATGTCAGAGATGTTGACTAGATATAAGTCAGGAGTGACTTGTCGACCATTGTTCAAATGTTCCATGAAAACAAATGAACTTTTATCAACACACAAAGTGAAGGCAAGAGTCTTTATGGGAAGCAATTTTCCTTTTCTTTTGATTTGTAGACAATATTTGGCCCCAGTCATTCGTATGATGTCCCGAGAGAAGATTCTTTTTGAATCTGCTAAGGGTATTAATATGGATAGTGTTGAGGCTGAAGAGCTCTATAATTTTTTGAAGGTTGAGGAAGGCAAAAGAATTGTTGCTTTGGATTATTCCGCCTTCGATCAGACAATGTCTGCTCAAGCATCAACTACTGCTGCTGGTGTCATGGTAGAAATAATGAAAGAATTAGGATGTGATGACGAACATATTCGTATTGTTCGTGGTATCTTAACTGATATCACTTATCCCAATCTTCATTTCTTTGGTACTATAATGCAGCTTGCTAACAGTGATCCTTCTGGCAACCCCATTACAACTGAGTTGAATGGGATGGTCAATTCCTTATATCTGCGTATTTTCTTTTTTCGAATTTATCCTGAACTAATGAACAAAAAGGGATATCGTGATGTTATTCATACCGCTACATACGGTGATGATAATATTAATGGTGTTCCTGAAAAATATTCTAAGTTTAATGGATTTAATATCGTTAAAGAAGGTGCAAAGTGTGGGTTAAAGATCACTATGGCTGACAAAGATGCTGACATTACCGATTTCACTGACCTTCATGATAGTGATTTCCTTAAACGGAAGTTTCGGTACTGTCCAGACATGAAGAGGATTCGAGCTCCTCTTTCAAAGGATTCTATTGAGAAGTCTATTCATTGGATGAAAAAGACATCTCCTGACAAGCCTGAAGTGTTATTCGCCCAAAATGTTGATGGCATGCTGAGAAAAGCTAGCCAACATGGACGTGATTACTTCGAAGAAATTCGTGGGAAATTATTACGAATCGCTGAAAAACATGATGTGATTCCACTATGCAAATGGTGGGGTTACGATGAGTTAATTCAGCATGATTTGTTTAATTACTATGAACATTATCGAGGTTTAACACTTTATGATGTCAGTGACGAGGAAGTCGTCACAGAATTCTATAATAGTGAGGCTAAGAGGACTAATAAGTCTTCTCACTTGTGGTTGCTCGCAAAATTGGTCTTAACTACTGGAGTACTTACTGTTGGAAATTACGAATTACAAAAGTGGTACAATGAAGGTGGTAGAGATAAGTTTGTGAAAGCAATTGCTCGCAAAATTCGATCATCCCAGGATAAAACCCGTGGAAGGATTGAACAGTCTCACTTCTTTGGTGGTGTAGAAGCCATCGCTGAGGAGTTTGGTGTCCCTTTATTTGTTGCAAAATTCATTGAGAAGATTTATTTTAACTCTGAGAATTTTTGGGACAACGGTGACCGAAACGCTGAATTCCGATCAGAATCGTTTGTCTTACCTGCCTCTAGGAAGCATACGATTTGGGCTAGAATCATTTCCATAATTATGGAATGGTTGTTGGCCTTTTTCCCTTTTGTTAATGCTGGGCGTTATGCCGAGATTGGTTTAACATCGAGTATGTTCGCAGGATTTATGTCTTGTGCGACTATTGCTCAAATGTTGATCAACGTTGACAAAATACCACTTTTTGAGAGAACATCTCTTGCTCGACTTGGTTATTCTATCAAACAACTACTGGTGAAACAGTGGTTGCGTGATAACAATCAAGTTATACAAAAGCAAGCTGCTTGTATCTTATTAGAGGGTGGTGCGGGTGTTGGTAAGACAACATGCGCTTTGGCCTTGGTCAAACATTTGCTTCCTGACATTAGAAAGAAAGATATAATTGTCCTTAATGAAGATGATGATTTTGAATCGGAATTGCGATCAAATCACCGTGTGATTATATTGGATGATATTCATAATACTCATGTCAATTTTATACAAGCAAGTCCTATGCGTAGGGTTATTGATTTTGTTAACAATATACCTCGTCGCGCATTGAGCCCAGATGTTGACCTTAAAGGCAATGTCAAGATAAATGCTGAACTCGTTATCTTGACTACAAATGTTCCAGTTGCAAGACTACTCAATTTTACCATGTGTCCAGAATCTCTTATGAGAAGATGGCAAAGGTTTGTTGTGTGGAAGGTCGAGGATTTTTCTCGTCCGTTCGACACTAGTGCTTGGCGTTTTGAACAACCTGTCCACAGCAAGATTTCAGATGTGAGTAAAAACATATCTGATTTTAATCTGGTTACTGGTTACCTTAACGACTCAGCTGCACCTAAACTAACATTTGAGGATGTCTTGAGGATTGTAAAAGATTCTTTCGACAAATCTGCATTGGAACAACAAGCATTGGTTGATATGGTTGATACTTATTTTGCCGAACCCACGTGGACAGAGTATGTTCGCAGCTTCTTTAAACCTACATTCAAATCTGAAGGTTTGGATTGGGATTTGGAGCTGTGTGACAAACTCAAGAACCGTGAGATCACGCCTGAAAATGTTATCAGCCTATTGCATCAATGTCGGGACGAATTATTGTTGGAACATCCTATTTCTGATTTTGATGACGTCCCTCAAGCTTGTAAACCGGAACCGCCACATGAAACATGGTGGTCTTGGTTAAGAAGCCAGTTATCTTTATACTCGTTTCGTAGTGAAGCTTTTTGCTTCACATGTCTTTCATATACCTGTAGATGTCAATATTTTTGTACTGTGTGCAAAAAGTCATTAACATGGTGTCAATGTGAAGATCGTGATGGCAAATTTAGAAGTGAGGGATTATCTGATTATCTTCCTGACTCTTTGCACTATCAGTCTCAAAAACCACAGAAGCATCCTATAGAATTTAATGATGCACAGATCGCTAGTTTGCGTTATGTGAAGCATTTATTAAATCTATCTGATCCTCCTTGTGTGTTGGTGGAGAATGATTTTGTTCTTGAAATTAGGAATGGTACATTAGTGTCCGTTTATTTCACGACGTCACAAGGATTACAGAGCTTTGCTGGACAGCAGTATCTCTTGAATGAGAGATATGCTAATCGGTTAAGTCTTGGAAGTAGTCCAAATTTTGTTGACGAGTTTGATCTGGTTGCTTTTTACAAGCATGATGAAGAAATGAAGGGTTTAAAATCCGAGGGGTTAGAAATAACCTCTGAAACGTTATCATCTTATTGCCATGTTTTTGGTGAGGAATTGATCTCTGCTTATTTGAATGAGAATTCTGATGATGTACTGAGATTTGTATTTAATGCTCGACAGCAAATTAATAGAACTGGTGTGTTGGACACTCAGTCTACTATTACTTCATTTGGTACAGTTAGTACGATTGAAGAAGCAGATGATAGGATTTATGGTTGTCTCTGCTCTGATTTTGTTGCTGACTTGCTTAAATATAACATTGAATGCAAAGAAGGGAGATTATTTAATGGTCCCGAAGGACGTGCACAGAAAGCAGTCATTGAATACTATACACAAAAAGGAGCTATGCTTGTAGCCCAAGAA